ATCATTTCCCAGATCAGAAGAATCGGCAAAATCAAGAAGGAATGAATTTGTGCCTGAGTAATCCAACCCAGTAATATCTATAGGACGCCAGACACCATTCTCATCAAACTCTCCAAAGTCAGCCGGAGTTAAAGCCGCGTTATCTATAAAACAGTATTGTGATAAGTATCCGTCAAAAAAGATTGACGTTCCTTCTCTAGCACCAATCTCGTGGGCAATAGCCGTATTAATAGGATATGTACTGGTATTAACAGGTGCAGTAGTAACATCTAAATCTGTCTTCATCCCATTAGTATAGATCTGAACACGACTTCCTTCTAAAAGAGACAGATCCCAAACAAGAACTGTGTGATACCACCCGCTGGGATCTCTGAATACAGGATTTGTAATTAAGCTAGTTGTGTTACCTGAAACAGGTGCATATATTTGTAGGTTCTCTGCGGCAGTATCAAACCTCCACCTGTCAGAACCGCTGTTTTCTGCATTCAGAAAGGTAACATCTTGATCTATTATTCCCTTTTTCCACCAGAAACTAACTGTAAATTTCTCATCATTTCCTGCACCAAAAGTTCTTTGCATATAGGCAGAGTCAGCCGCATTAAAACGACAACTATAATTTACAACATATCGTCCCGGTACTGACGCAGCGGCTGAAGCTGCTGCCATAAGTAAAGCATTATTAAACATAGTCTAGCCGTATTCCTTTGAAAGTATTGCTTGTACTGCTGTAGATGTTCTCACAATATAATCTAATCTGTCAACCGCTGCTGCGCTTGTAGAAAGAGTAGGAGCAGATGCTGCCGGAAATTCCCAGTTAGCTCCGTAACTTAAAGTTCTGCTTCCTGTTCCATCCTGAACAAGAAAAATACTTCCAACCTGACCCGGAACAGAATGATTTGGACTTTCAAGAGTTCTGTTTCCTGCAAGAGTTAAAGAGAAGTTCTGACCGTTTTGGAAACTTATAGATACACTTGTACCATCCGTTAAACTAACGATGTCAGCAATAGCGTTTTGTGCTATATGTACTTGTGCAAGCGGAGCAGCAACTCCAACTCCAATCCCGGCTGTAGCATTGACAAATAAAACTCCTCCTACACTGACATCTCCTCTTATCTGTGCAGACGTAAGAACGGCATACCCACCTGAAACATTTGTTGCAAGAGCAGCAGAAGTCGCCTGAACTCCGGTAAGGTTTGCTCCTCCTCCGTAAAAGTTTGCAGCAGTTACATTACCTGTTACAGCCATACTTGAAACAGAAACGTGATCTCCGAATGTAGCTGAAGTTCCGACAAGAGAACCGCCAACAGAAACAATTCCCGTAGCGGCAAAGCTGGAAACAGAAACGTGATCTCCAAACGTTGCAGAAGTTCCGACAAGAGAACCGCCAATGCTTGTTATACCTACAACACCTAAAGTATTAACGGACACATGATTAGAGAAAGTAGCGGATACACCAGACAGCGCACCGCCTATACTGGTTGCTCCTACAACAGCTAAAGTATTAGCAGAAACATGATTGGTAAAAGTAGCAGAGACACCTGTAAGCGAACCTCCTACACTGACATCTATAAAGGCAGGACTTGCACTAACGTAAACAGCTTTGTCAGCCGGATAAGTAACAAAAACATCTTTTGTTCCGGCAGCAAAGTCTACAGCGGCATCACTGTTTGTGGAAGAAAGAACAGTTGTTCTGGCTAGAGTTGTTCCACTTGCAGTGTACGTTCCAATTCCTACTTCCCACTCATCAGCAGATTGGTGGACAATGGCATAGTAAGTAGTATTGGTATTTCCAATAGCACTGAAAGCTTCAAAACCTGAAACGGCTCCCAGTAGTGTAACAGTTCCAGTTCCAGTAGTCGTTGTTGTTTCTTTTACCCGATCTTTAATTACGAAAGCCATAGTATAAGACTGCCTTTCTTTTTAATTTAATCGGATAACAGCACTAGCACTCGTCGCAGAAGGTACAACCAGTTTAAACTCACCGTTTGTTGCCGATTTTTCACCACCGAAGTCATACACCGCAATAATGCTTTTACTTGAATGACTGTCGTTATATATGATACATCCGTTAGCAGCAAAGGTTGCGTCTGACCAGCTTACATCCGCAAAGTCTACAACTCCCGAAGAACTAACTTGTGTTACAGTTACACTAGCAAGTGTTGCTCCACCCGTTGTATATCCGTTACCGTTTGCAAGTTGCCCACTAATACTTGTGTATGTATTCGGATCACCTGCTGAAACATTCTGAGAAGACGAAACCAACGCCACTTTAATAGTGTCGGTGTTAAGATCGTGTTCTCCTAACATCACCGCCTGTTTGAATATATTATTTACGCCTGTTGTAATTGCCATTGACTATAGTTCCTTTTATGTCGTTCCTGATACAAATTGAGCAAAGAAGTTTGGAATAGCTGTAGAATCAGCCGGGGTCCACGTACTGCTTACATACGGTAAAGCTGCTTCAGGTCTAGCATCTTTAAGTATAGCTCGTGCGCGAATACGGGGAGATTTGTTTTGCGGATGATTTTTAAGATTATAATTTCCGTCACTTTCATCCGGTCCAACAACAAACCCAGTTGACTCTTTTACCCGATCTTCATACGGATACCTGAATCCACTTTTATCACTTATAAACCATGCTCGTACCATACTATACTACACCCTTATACGAATCTTAGAGAAGGCTTGATAAGAAGAGCAGCCCGTTCTTTGTCTTCTGCCATAGCATTGTTAAGAAGAGCTTCATATTCAGTCTTTAAAGCAAGCATCCGTTCTGCTGAAATACCCATTCGTTTAAAACCTACATAGTAAGCAAGTCCCATAGACAAAGCAGGAAGGAATCTATACGGAACGTCAGCGTCATCTATAGACTGATTAAAATCAAAGAACCGCCGTACCGTATGCATTCGGATAATATCAGTACTATTTTCAGGAGTAGGCCATACTAATAGGGTTATATTATCTCTTCCTTTTATAGTGGCAAACTGAATAGCTCTTCCTGTTGTAGTTTTGTCAGGAATTTGAAGATATTCTTCCGCACTAATCCGTGTCATTGAAATATCTGCATTATCTCTACGACTAACAGCTTCTGTTACTGCCATAATATTCTCTCCCAATTCATACTGTTCTGTTCCTGAAGTGAGAGTTTGATTGGTAAACCCCGTAGTCCAAAGAAGAATACCCCGATTTTGCCAATCACTTAACAAAAGATTAAGAGATCGTCGTGCAGTTATACCGTCATTACCGACAAAAGGAGGACCACCTAAATGTTCATAGGCTTCTGCTATGATCTCGTCAATATCCAGATTAAAACTTTGACTTGTAGAAACTGCCATTCTTATTCCATATCTGTAGTTGTGTCACCCCAATCAGGACGACAGTTACAATCATCACATTTACATATAACAGACTGCCCTTCGCTGTCTTTAGAAGCAACAGAACACATCATATCACAGTGACAAGTATGTTCACAGTGGATGCATGTACTGCCCACCATTATTTAAGATCCTACTGTTTTAATACGATGAGATGCTTTATCAATGTAATTTGAAAAAGTCTTATCCATAATAAAAGGAAAGACACCGTGTATAAGCATGACGATACATATGCCAAATGAACGTATGCTTTCCAACCACGCAAACTTTAAATGGGACATGTATTTTAAATGTACATCTTTAGGATGTGAAAAGTTAAACATGTACTTTATCCTAACAAGAATGTAGCAAAAGCACCGCTTGGAAGAGTTACGTGTAGTTTATCTTTTACTCTTATTCCTAAATCAGGTACATATACGTCTGAACTACTGCTAACACCTAAAGTCTGTTGATAGATAATAGTTCCACTTGCTGTCCCATTACGCACCACCATATCGCCTTTAGTTGCTGCTGTTCCCCAGCTTACACCTCTAATCCGAGTAGGATAATCTGTAGCAGTAGCTGTAGCAGATACGTAGACTGCATTAATAGCTGTACTCATTTCGTTGATCCCTTGATTGAATTACCTATCTTCTATAATAAAAGAGGGATGCCTTTTTAACAAGCATCCCCCTTGTAGAAGTTAGGTTAAATTAAAGATCTTATGAAGATCCAGAATTACCATAAAAACCACGCCAATCGGACCAACCAAAGCTGTACCGTTCACGAGCTTTGAAACGAAGATTACCAGTATCGAAATCTGGCTCCATCTTAGTTCCAAGAGGTGCGCGAATGAACATCTTGGTTCCATTAGGCACGTCCGTTTTCACGAACCATGCATTAGCATCACTGAACCGATGGTTAACAAAGTCACCTTTCGGAATCACACCCATGCTTCTAATGGCGTTGATGTCGTTGGTATTTGTTACACCGTCCTTATCAGCAGCCGCACCAGCAATATTATTACCGTAGACTACCGTAGTTGTTGACAGTGTGGATTTGAGGATCTTTTGCGCTACGAACTGTAGATCCGGTGGAATATGCAAGGAAACTGGCATTGCCCCAATCAAAATGGCACGATCATCTTTGGCCTTTTGAATGGTTATTGCCGCTGTTTCCAATGAAGCTTCCGCGAGATCAGCGTCCGTCAAATCATTGCTTTGGTTTCCACCAGCAGCAACAGGGTGAGCAGCGGAGAAAAGTACTACTCCGTCACCACCAAGACCACTTGTGAAACCGTTGTTGAAGATAGCCGCTGCTTTAGTTTGTTTAGTAGCAGCCATAGACCTTGCAAGAGCTTTTGCCCTAATTTTTGCAAAAGTGTCATACAAGTTATCTTCCATCGCCTCTTCCGTAACAGCAAACGCCAACGCAATTGTTTCATGCGTGTAGCGAGATGCCCAGCTTTCACTGGCACTTTCGTAAGAGACAGCCGAACCTTCAGGTTTTACCGGAGCTTCCCCGAAAGCAGTCATCAAGACTTCTTCTTCAAAGGCCCGATCAGAGTTCTCAATCTCAAAGAGCGGCTTCTGCTCTTCATCAATTGAGCCGTACTCCAACCCAAAGATAGCGTTTAAGCCGGGAAGAAGTTGTTTGCCAATACTAGCTCTATTAATAGCCATTTAACATTCCTCCCTTAGTTCGCAACGGAAACAGATAAATCAAGATGATTTGAAATGCGAACAAGTACACGTGGATTAGCATCGCCAAATGCGTTACTTGGAACCTGATACAAACCTACGATACGTAGTGGATTTGCAAGAGAAGTTCTTGAAGTAACCTGCACTGACCAAGCTGATTGTCCGGTGTACGTACTACCTGCTGAAATTTCGCAGAAGTAGTTTCCACTTTCTACATCGCCTTGACTTACTGTAGCGTTACATTGAATTTGGTAGATAGCAGATGGATCGTCCATTACATGAGCGATCACCGTACTGTCTCCCGATGAAGTACCAGACGGCCAGTAGTTCGACCATGTGGGTTGATTTGAATTAGGATCTACATAATTGCAGCCCTGAAAAACCCCGATTGGACGATCTGCTGTGACTGATACTGGTTGGATATATCCAGCACTAACTTTGACAAGATCACCACGAAAGATATTATCCGCGTAAGTATTCGCTATTTGATACTCACTCGTACCCATCGTATTGTAACCGCTGCCGCGTTTTCGTACTGGAGTTAAACCATTAAAAGATGCTGCGAGAGCCATTAATGATTACCCCTTTCACAGTAGTAAAGTTTAACATTTAGGCATCAAATCTGGCCCTTTGACCAGTAGATACCCGTGATTTGCTTGAATCCGTAACAGGCATTCTACGATCTGGATGGTCGCCGTGCAATCTGTTGGAAATAGCTTGTTCCATTTCATTAGTTCTTTTTTGAACTGCATCTGTCATAGCTTGTGCATATTCGATGGGTTGTTTAGCGAGGGCCACGTCACCTCGTAGTATACATCCCGTCATTTTTCCATCTTCCTGTACTCTAAAGCCAGAAGACAGTTCAGGGCATTCTTCAGCCATAACAAATTTCCAGCCTTCCCGTTCTTTACGTCCGATATTCTGGTAGTCATCCTGACCATCCAGCATTACACGAACCCATCGTAAAACATATCCTTCAGAGCGGTATTTATCTTTAACACTCTGAGGAATTTTGAGCCAATCGTTATCTTCTATAGCTTCTAGGATTGCCTCACGAGATAAGCCTTCTCTTTCCTCCTGCGCCCGTGTCGTATTACGGGAAGCAGTTTCAGATTGTACTGAACTTTCGTCCATTTCGTTTTCTACCGTATTTACTTCTTCAACCATTTTTTATCTCCGCACACTTTTGTTAAACTACAGTCGTATAATCGCCATCAGACCGTTCTGCTTTCGCTTTCTCGGCTGCATATCTTTCAAGAGGTATACTCCACTTTTTAGCTAAACGTATATCTTCCGAAGTAAGTTTAACTTTTTTAGAGGCAGGAGAGTGCGATCTTCCTGCTACCCTTTGACGAGGCTTTGACGGAGTGGCCTCTTCCGAATCTTTTTCAGGCAGCTCTTCACGTAAACGAGAATCTACCTTTTCATAAAAAGAAGGATCACTTGGATCTTCTCCTTTTTCTTTTAGTTCAGCATCAATAGAAAGAGCAACTGCTGTACGTGTTCTATCTTTACCAAACCATTTATTTTTTTCTGCCCATTCTTGAGCTAATGGATCTACATTAGAAGTTTCAGAATTTTCATACTGAACCTTACGTTTTTCCTGTTCCTCTGAATACTGTTCAGCTTGTTTTTTAATCCAAGCTTTTTGTTGATTAAGAAGTTTTAAATCAGTTTGTGCTTCTGAAAGTTCTTCCTGAGCTTCAAGAACAGTATCCTTATTTCCTGAATCATAAGCATCCTTAAATTTATTTCTAGCACTCTCAAGTTTAGAAGAAATTTCTCCTTCTTTTGCTGTAGCCAATGCATCGTCATAGTCAAATTTTAGTTTTCCTGCTTCACCCATCTGGTAACGAAGTTGATTTAATTCTGTTCTTACATTATGTAATTCTTCGTCCCGTTCCTTACGTTGTTTAATTAACTGACGTATTCTCTTTTCAGCACCTTTTGTCTCTATGCCTTCAAGTTCCGGTTCACTCTCCTCTTCATCTGATTCCGTCTGTGCTTTCGCTTTTTCAGCCACGACAGAATCTTCTGGATAAGACGTTTCAATTTCAATCTCTTCTTTAATTTCTGCTGGTGGTTCTGAAATATCTATTTCAGTCCATTCACCGTCTTCGTCATCTTTCTTATCTTCAGCCATTTACCTTTTCTCCGCAGTTGCGACTTCTACGTTTACGCTACCAATGAATACATTGGATCTACTTCTGAAGGATCAGTTATTCTCATTATGACCTGATCGTCATAAATAAGCAAGTACCGGATACCTTTATATAAAAACTTTTGACCCGTATGTTTACCATAACACACAAAATCTCCTTCAGAACACCATGCTCCTTCAGAAAACTTATGACTATCTTTATACGCTAATTCTCCAACCTTTACAACCTTTCCTACTGTTGTAAGATATTGAACGTCATCTTTAAGACTGTCAGGCATAATAATACCACCTTTTGTCTCACTCCTTACAGATAACGGACGAATAAGAATATGATAACCGGGAACTTCAGGAAGAACGTCAGGATCAGGAACTTCATCAGTTGTGATCCATTGATCATTAGCTGTAGCTTTTCCCATATTAGGTTGCAATACCATGTGATTTAATGCTCCGTTTCGTTTTCCACTTGTTCAATTATTGATTTAGTGTACTCATCTATCACACGTATGGATCTTGTCAACCCCTCTACGACACCCGTAAGATGTCGGTATTGCGGATAATCTTCACACATTCCAGTTGCAAGCTGTTCTGCAAGTTTCCTTATTTCTCCTTCCAATAAAGATTTTATTTCTTCGCCGTCTGTAAACACATTTTACTTCCGTAACAGTTTCTAAATTTTTGGTTTATGTATAAGCACAAGTCCTGAAAATAAACTTTCCACTCTTCGTAGTCTTCTTCTTTTGGTTTGACGAGACTATAATCTATTTTCGTGTAGTCGTCAAATCCCGTCACGCAGTCTTTCTCTTACGTTTCTTTGCCATTTTTTTAAATGTTTTGGCTAAAGTTTTTGCTCTTCCCGTACATCCGGGTTTGGTTATAGGTGTACATTTGCCCTTTGTTCCTCTTCGGGCAATAGATCTATTAGCTTTTTGTATCCAGTTTTTATTCTTTCTTGCCATCTTTTGATTCCCTGTTTGTAGAAGGATGAGTACCGTTATGCATTCGTTCTACACCTTGCATACGATATTTTAAGTCATTCATATCTGAAAGAAGAACACCTAATTCTCTGTTACGTCTTTCAAGATTGTCAGGACTTAAAATCTTTGAAATTGTTTCTAACTGATTTGTTTTAACCGCTTCTCCTGCTTGTACCTGATCAAGAATAGTGTAGATCTCCGCAATATTCTTTTTCATTTCTTCTCTGCTTGCAATCAGATTTCGTACTTGAGTACGTACAAGCATCCACGCTCCTGACAAAGATGCCAGTACCGCTGCCAATTGTAAAAGCATTCTGCTGTCTAAGGCAAGTGGTTCCATATTGTTTAACTACCATCTTCTTTTACTTTAGGTTGAGGAAGTTTTATTATTCCCGGTATTCCCGAAAAATAAACACATGAAAGTCCTGAAACACTTTGAAGCATTGACGACCATGCTCCATCCTTATTTATATATATTTTAAACACATTAGACTTATCTACCAATCCGGTAAAAACAAGCTGATCTACAGTAAAAACTTTTTCTACTTCTTTAGTAGGCGCACAATGAGCAGGAAGAGCCGTTAGCATAGTTGCGAGTATAAGATCATGTTCTTTTTCTTGTGCTTGTGCTGTAGAAGAAAAAAGTAAAAAAATCAGGACAGCTATTCCTTTTAGGATAACCAACTTTTTGCCTCCGTGTTTCTTCGGTTAACTAAACCAGCCAATTTCTTTCCGGCTTGTTTTGTAAATCCTATATCTTCGTCAAAAAATTCAGTAAAGGCTCCTTCATAGTCTCCTTGATTTAACCGTCCAAGTCCTTTACTTCGTTTAAAAGCTCCTGCTCCTACATTGTCAATTAAGGAAAGAAGGGCTTCACGCTGACCACGTGTCAGATCTACTTCTACGCTTTCGTCCAAAACTTCATTATGACCGTTTAATCTTTCAATTACGTCTTCTGTAGCTTCTTCTTCTGTTACAGATTTTTTACCACTTAACGTATCACCATATCCAATGGTTGATATGTCCTGTTCTTCTTCATGCTTTGTTGCATAGTAAGGTTTGTTTTTAAATCCTTCATGTCTTTTAATTATGTCCAAAGCAGTTTCTAATCCTTCAGGCATCATTGCTGGTCCTTGTGTTGGCTGTTCCTCTTGAATAGTTTCCTGAGAAACTTCTATTGTTGCTTCCGGTTGATGAAGATCTGAAGGTCTTACTTCAGCTTCGTCTTTGGAAAGTGCGTCAAGAATACCCACCCATCTTGTTGGATCAATATTCCCTCTTTCTCCTATAAATTCATCCAGTATGCGTTCCTCTTCTGTACCACCACGTGCCAGTTTAACCGGACCGCCTTCGTTATATCTGCTTTCGGTTTCACGCTTTTTCTGAATTAATTCCCGTTCTTTAATAAGTTTCTTTATATTTTCAATAGCCAGTTTTGCATTGGTTGTACGAACAGAATTGTCAACTTTAGCTTTAAGTTCTCCGGCATCTTTCAATGCCCGTATCCGATGATCCTGATTGATACTCATTTCCTTAATGTCAAGCTCACGGTTCTGTAATGCAAGATCAGCCGCGTCCTTTGTTGCTCCTAACTGCATCTTTTGCTGTTCCAGATCAAGACGGGCTGATTCCAGTTTCAGATTCTGTTGTTCAAGAGAACCTGCATCCCCTCCCATTGCTTCGTTTACCTGTAGAATTTTCTCAGCAGCGTCAATAGAAAGCTGACTCAGAACTTCAGGAGAAACTTCTGCGTTTTGTCCTACCTGTTGTATTTCAGTCTGCATAACTCCTGACAGTTCTTCCTGATATTTCATTACCATATGTTCTTGTATGTTTGCCTGTAACACTGGAATAGCTGGAGCCATCATCTCAGTTTTTCCAAGAGTAGGATCTTCAATAAAAGCAGTTTTAATAGCAATATGAGCTTCATGGTCCTGTTGGGGAAAAGCCTTAATTGGAAGACCTCTGACTACTGACTGAATATCTGCTACAGGATCTTGCGGCTGTGGTTCTTGAGGAGGAACAAAAAAGCGTTCAGGATTCTGAATATTAGCAGCTTTCAGGATAGAGAGGTGAACCTGTTCCAGATTGTACATACCTTGTGGAGCTTGCGACGACAACTGGAGAACCATTTGTGCCATAGAAAGGCGATGGGCAGCAGAAGGTATGTTAGGATCAGATACAGGAATAACATCCACACGACCATCAAAATCAGACTTAAATACACTAGAAGTGACATTAGGTACATCATAAGGGTATTCATCAGGTAAAAACTCAAAGTTTATTTTTGCAAGAAGTCGGAACTCATCCCGTTGGCTTTTGTGTAAACGTTTATGGATTGCGCTAAAGAACTTGGCAGACGACTCAATAAGAGCCATTGTAGTTCCCACAGGTCCGTAATTACTAGACTCATTTACAATCTGTTCTGTCTGGTCTGCAAACTTTTGTCCTGCCGTTGTTAACCAATTCAACATATTGTAAAGGGTCTGGGACGGTTCTTTATAAGGCAGCGGAACAATAGACTTCTGAAGATCAAGTGCTGTTGCCTCTACTTCCCTAAACTCACCGGGAGCGATGGGATCATTCCCACCAACTACACGTACTCCACGTGCCTTAAAACCACCGGGAAGATTAGAAAACTGTCCGGCATCTACAAGACTCCGCAGTGCTGAAGTTGCACTCATTGTCATGTTACCCAACAGATGTATCAGACCCAAACCGTAAAATCCAAATCCCGGTACAAATTTATAATGTATGAAGTAGGTTTGCTTTGATTGGGTTGGGTCTTCTTTTGACCAGTTACGTCTGATAGCTATTACTTTACGACTTTCTTCTTCAACTGTTACGACATAGGGAAGAGCTACTTCATCTGGGTTGCCAAATGGTTCAGGTAAATCCAGATGACAATGCTGTTCTAAAATCGTGTATTGTTGGTCATAGTTCTCAGCAGGACCAATCCCCATAATTGAATCTATCTTGCTTGTAAAGGAATTAGGATCAGGAGCAGTCGCTTCTGCCAAATCAGCATCCATATACATTCCTGACGCAATATCCCGATCCATTTCAACAGGGGTACGATAAATAACATGAGTATACCGTTCTGCTTTCTGAAGATCCGCTGCATGATATGAAACATAGAATTGATCTACGGGAACAAACTCAGAACACGGTCGCCGTATTGACGGATCGTAATACATTTTTTT